AGATGCTGACTGCTGCTCCTATCGTCGATGCCGCTGCGCAGATCGGCTGCGATACCGTCAAGATGGGCAATGGAGCCCGATTGAAGCTCAAGGGCAACGTGGTCGCAACCGTGCTGCCGAAGCGGGGGTGGTGAATGGGCCGCCCATCGAAATACAAGCCCGAGTTTGCCGCGCAGGTTCAGAAGCTCGCCGAGCTTGGCGCGACAGATCAGGAGATCGCTGATTTCTTCGAGGCTGACGTGCGGACCATCTATCGGTGGAAGCACGATATTCCTGTATTTTGTCAGGCCCTAAAGGCGGGCAAGGATATTGCCGACGATAGGGTTGAGCGCAGCCTGTATCAGCGAGCCATTGGCTATGAGCAGGAAGAGGTCAAAATCTTCATGCCGAGCGGCGCCGATAATCCCGTCTATGCCCCGTATCGCGCCAAGGTCGCGCCCGATGTGACGGCGGCGATCTTCTGGCTGAAGAACCGGCGCAAGGAAGCATGGCGGGACGTGTCGCGAACCGAGCACACAGGCAAGGACGGGGCGGCAATCGAGATCGAACAAAAGGTGCGGGAAGATGCTGATGCAGTCGCCAGCGCAATTTCTAGCCTCGCTGAGCGAGCAAGAGCGGCGGGAGTGGCTGGCGAAACTCAGCACTGAGCAGGTTGCGCAGCTTCGCTACAATTGGGAGTTTTGGGCGCGTCCCGGACAGCTTGCCCCGGAAGGCGATTGGCGGACGTGGCTCGTGCTGGCCGGGCGCGGCTTCGGAAAGACGGAGATCGGCGCGAACTGGGTTCGCCAACGGGTCAGGGATGGCGCGAAGATGATCGCTCTTGTTGCCGAGACGCAGAAGGACCTGGAAGAGGTCATGATCCCGCGCCTGCTGAAGGTGACGCCGGAAAAGGAAGCGCCGGACATTCGCTACAAGCCGGTGCGGGTGCGCTGGCCGACCGGAGCTGTGGCGTATGGCTACAATGGAACCGAGCCGGATCAGCTTCGCGGGCCTGAGTTCGACACCGCATGGGTCGATGAGCTGGCGAAGTACTCCAAGGCACGCGAGACATGGGACATGCTGCAATTCACGATGCGGCGGGGCAATCCGCGCGTGCTGGTGACGACGACGCCGCGCCCGATCCCGATCATCAAGGACATCATGGCGAAGAAGGGGACGGCGACGACGCGCGGGCGGACGCTGGACAATGCCGACAACCTAGCGCCCGAGTTCATCGAGGACATCATGAGCAAGTATGCGGGAACGCGGCTTGGCCGGCAGGAGCTTGACGGCGAGATCGTGGACGATGTGCCGGGCGCACTGTGGACGCGCGAGATGCTGGATCGGACGCGGGTAGCGGAGGCCCCGGAGATGGCGCGCGTGGTGATTGGTGTCGATCCTTCGGGGACTGGCGGCGCGGACGATGAGGGCGATCCCGTGGGCATTGTTGCGGCGGGCCGTGGGATTGACGGGCGCGGCTATCTGCTGTGCGATGATACGTGCAAGCTATCGCCCGATGCGTGGGCTCGCCGCGCAGTTACAGCGTATCACCGCCACCAGGCCGACCGGATCGTTGCTGAGCGCAATTTCGGCGGTGCGATGGTGCAAGCCGTAATCAAGACGGCGGACGGGAGCGTTCCCTACAAGGAGGTCGTGGCGAGCCGTGGCAAGGCGGCGCGGGCCGAGCCGGTAGCGGCGCTGTTCGAGCAGGGGCGGGTCAGCATCGTCGGATCATTGCCCGAGCTTGAAGATGAGATGGTGCTGATGACTTCGAATGGATTTGTCGGGGAAGGTTCGCCGAACCGGGTTGACGCGGCGGTGTGGGCGCTGACCGAGGTTATGCTTGGGCATCAGCCGCAGCCGCGATTTGACGGGCCGGTCAGCATCCCGTCACTGGCCTTGCGCCGATAAGAGTTCAATCGCCGCGACAGGCCAGCCAAGGGTAATCCTTCGCGCATGGCCGAAGCCGCGAACGACGAGCCCGACGCGGCTCTCGAAGATCAGAACACGTCCGCAAAGGCGCTTGAGGCCGTGTTCGAGCGCGCCATGCGCAACTTCGACATTGCCGTGCTTCCGCAACTGGAGCAGCGCAGCCTCAGCCTCATTGCCCGCCGCTTCGTCAATATCCCCGGTGCCATGTGGGAAGGCGATTTCGGCGAGTGCTTTCCCGACGAGATCAAGCTGGAAATCCCGCTGGTCAAGGACGGCATCGACAAGATCAAGCGCGACTATAACGAGAACCGCATCGTTCCCGATTTCCGCCCGGCCAATGGCAAGGGCGACGACGACAGCGCGGAGAATTTGAACGGCATCTATCGCGCCGACGCCAAGTGCTACAAGTCACAGCAGGCGTTCGACAATGCGTTCGGCGAAGCGGTGGATGGGGGGTTCGGCGCTTTCCGCCTGACGAACGAATGGGCCGATCCCTATGACAAGGATTCGGACGAGCAGCGGATTAACCCCGGATCGATCATTACCGACGCCGATCAGCGGGTGTTCTTCGGGCCGTCCGAGAAATACGACAAGTCGGATGCTCCGTATGCGTTCGTCATCACCGCCCACGCTAGGGCGCTGTTCGAAGAGCAGCATCCCGACGCGATTGCCGATTGGCCGACTGAGCGCATTGACCCGCCCTATGATTGGTTCACGCCCGATGTGGTCAAGGTGGCCGAGTATTACGAAGCCGAGGACGTTGAGGAGAAGCTGTATATCCTCACCCACAAGCTGAGCGGGGCGGAGGAGCGCTATTGGGACAGCGAGATCGACGACGACGAACTCGCGACGATGAAAAAGACCGGGTGGAAGGTCGAAACCCGCAAGCTCAAGCGCAAGCGCATCCACAAATATTTGCTCTCTGGCGAAGAGGTCATTGCCGACAAGGGGCTGATCGCTGGCGACCAGATCCCGGTTGTGCCGGTTTATGGCGAGCGCTCGTTCGTTGATGGGGTAGAGCGGTTCCAGGGCTACACGCAGCGGCGCATGGACGTGCAGCGGCTTTACAACATGGCCGTGTCCAAGCTCGCGGAGACTTCGGCTCAGAGCCCGCGCGAGATTCCGATCTTCGCCCAATCGCAGATGCCGCCGCATATCGCGGAACAGTGGGCTCGGCAGGTTGTGGACCGCCATGCTTATGCGGTTGTGGAGCCGCTGATCGATCCCGCGACGGGGCAAATGGTTTCCGCCGGCCCAATCGGCAAGGTCGAAGCACCGCAGGTCGATGCCAATACCGCTGCCGTGCTCCAGATCGCCCGCACCGACCTGACGGACGGTCAGCAGGATGGCGCGGATGAGGTCAAGGCCAACACGTCTGCCGATGCTCTTGAGGTCGCTGCCGTGCGGGTGGATGCGCGTTCCGGCATCTATCTCGACAACATGCGCCAGTCCGTTCAGCGCGACGGCGAGATTTACCTGTCGATGTGCGCCGACGTGTATTTCGAGCCGGGCCGCGAAGTCGAGACGATGAGCGAGGACGGCAACGACGGCACGGCCACGCTGGTTCAGCAATATGTCAGCCGTCAGGGCAAGCCGGGTTATCAGAACGATTTCACGCGAGGCCATTACAAGGTCGTTGTCGATGTGACCGAGGCGACCGCCACGCGCAGGGATAAGACGGTCAAGTCGTGCATGAGCATGGCCGACGTTGCGGTGAAGGCGCAGAATGTCGATCTCGCCAACGTGTTCCTCCTGACCGCGACGATGAATGTCGATGGCGAGGGCATGGGCGATCTTCGCGACTTTGCGAGGAAGCAGCTCCTTCAGTTGGGTGCGGTTGAGCCGACCGACGAAGAGAAGGCCGCAGTCGCACAGGCCGCAGAGCAGGAAAGCCAGAAGCCCGATCCGCAGGCCGAGCTGATGAATGCAATGACGGCGGAGAAAGCATCGTCGGCGCAACTGAAGGGCGCGCAGGCCAAGGCCGCTGCCGCCGACGCAATTCTCAAGCTCGCGCAGGCCAATGCGGTGGGCGGGCCAGACGCCGCACCGACACCGCCCGATGGGCTGGAAGCGGCGCACAAGCTCGCGCAGATCGGCAAGACCGTGGCCGATGCGCGGCACGTCCAGACGCAGACCCAGCACTTGCCACAGCAATTGGCAATCGAGGCGGAGAACGCGCACACCAACGCGGTCAAGGCGCACGCCTCCAGGTTCGCGGCAATCGGCAAGCTGTTCGGCGGGAAGAAGGCTCAGTGAAGGGCATTCATTACCTGAACCTTGGTCCGTGGCCGGGGTATGTCGGATTCACCGTAAGCACCGAAGCCTTTGAACGAGAGATGCGGCGCCTGAAGGTGAAGGGCGCGGGACCGGCGATCTCCAATTCTCACTCGAATGCCACGACGCATTTCCTGAACAGTAACGGGTCAAGCCTCGCACTGATCGTCATGGAGCCGCCGAGCCGCAAGATCAGCAAAGAACAGTATGCGGCTCTTCTGGCGCACGAAGCGACCCATGTTGTTCAGGAAATGCGGGATAATCTGGGCGACCTTGGCCGGGAAGCCGAAGCCTATCTCGTCCAGCAGATCGTGCAGGAAGGCCTGCAGAACGCGTGGAACACCGGACGCGTGACCCGCCGCAGGCCAGCGTAATGTTCTTCGAGCCGCTGCGCTTGTCAACGCGGCGCTTCTGGTCGGCGACGCCGTGGCAGC